GTATTGAGCTTGATCCTAGCATAACAGCTTGGACATTGTTTATGCCCGGACCGCAGAAACGCGAATGGGGTTTTTTAGTAAATAACAGGTGGATTCATAATGAAACATATCTATCTGAAAGGGCTAAAAATGCAAGAAGTTAGTACTGGTGAAATGTGGGAAGCAGGATTTCGAGAATATTTTCGAGTAATTGATGTAGTTGATTTAGAAAATCAAACTTGGGTACATTATATGCGTCTTAAAGACAATCTCGAATATTCTTGCTTAAAAGAAAGTTTTATTCATAGATTTAGAAAAGTGTTAGTTGATGAACGTCGTTAATTTATCTTGGAACTCGCAGAAGAATGAATGGTGGAACGAAAGTTGTGCCATGGTTATTGAACATTTTGGACTACCGGGTAATCGATATACTACTGAAGTTTCTGCAGACTATATGAAATTCTTTTTTAAAACAGAACAAGATGCATTAATGTGTAATCTATTATTAAGTGATAGACTATGATAAAGTATCTAGTAGGATTTCTAGTAGGATTTCTGTTGTGGGTATTAATACTCAGTCTGACTCCAATGCCCGAATATAGAGTATATGATTGCAGTATGGCTGAATGGCATCCTGATATTCCGCCAAAAGTAAAAAAAGAATGTCGAGAACTTAAACAACAAGAATGGAAAAAAGAAAATGAAGGAAAAGTTCAAACAAACTTATATGAAGACCGCAAAGGTATTCTCAGAACTTAGTCACGCACGTAGATTGCACGTAGGTGCTATTGTTGTTAAAGACGATCGTATTATTAGTATCGGCTACAATGGTATGCCGGCTGGTTGGGATAATAACTGCGAAGAAGAGATCGTTGTTGCTGTAGTTGATGGGGTGCCACAGCGAGAGATAAAAGAACTTAAAACTAGACCAGAGGTACTTCATGCTGAATCAAATGCTATTGCAAAATTGGCGAAGTCTAACGACAGTGGCCTTGGGGCTGATATTTTTATTACTCACGCTCCTTGTATTGAATGTGCCAAACTCATATATCAGTCTGGCATTAGTAGTGTTTATTATGGTGAAAACTATAGAGATGATTCAGGAATCGAGTTCCTTAAAAAATCAGGAGTTAAAATTGAACAGTTGGACGCTTAACGTAGAGGAAGATCCAGAAACGGGTGATGCTATGCTAACCTTTCCTCCCGATCTATTAGAACAGGCAGGTTGGAAAGAAGGCGATGAGTTAGTTTGGAAAGATAATCAAGATGGCTCTTGGTCTTTAACAAAAAAGAGTGTATAATAGTAATATGAACAATAAAGAAAAAGAAATTCTAGACATTACTCAAGAGGAATGTGCAGAAGTAATTGTTGCTATCAGCAAGATTAGCCGCTTTGGTTTAGACAATTTTAAACCAGGTAAGCCACTTACCAATAGACAGCACCTAGCAGAAGAGCTGGGAGATTTACAGGCTATGATTGATCTTTGCGTAGAACATGACCTAGTAGATCAAAAAGAAGTAGTCATCGCGGCAAGTAATAAAATTGCTAAATTAAAAAAATGGTCAAATATATTTGAAAGTGAAACTAACTTATGAGTAAGATTAAAATTGCAGAGCTGTTTTACAGCGTACAAGGCGAAGGTAGGTACATGGGTGTACCTAGTGTATTTTTACGTACATTTGGATGTAATTTCAAATGTCAAGGTTTTGGTATGGCAAGAGGAGAACTTAGCAATGAAGCAGATAATATCGACCCTACTCTTTACTCCGAGTACAAATCGCTTCCTTTGGTTAGTACAGGTTGCGATAGTTACGCTAGTTGGGATCCTCGCTTTAAGCATCTTTCTCCCGTTTTGGATTCTAGTGCGATTGCCGACGCTATTGTGGATACGCTACCTCACAAGGAGTGGAAGGACGAACACTTGGTAATCACAGGCGGTGAACCGTTGCTGGGTTGGCAACGTGCTTATCCAGACTTGTTAAGTCATCCTAAAATGGCAGGTTTAAAAGAAATTACATTTGAAACAAATGGCACTCAAAAGCTAACAGAAGAATTTAAAGCGTACTTACTTGACTGGACTCTGTGGAGATCGAGAGAAATTACGTTTAGTGTAAGTGCTAAACTTCCTTGTTCGGGCGAAAAGTGGGAAGAAGCAATCCTTCCAGAGGTTGTTTGTGAATACGAACAAGTTGGTACAGCATATTTGAAATTTGTTATCGCTACAGAACAAGACTTTGCTGATGCTGAGTGTGCTATTGCTGCCTATCGTAAGGCAGGCTTTACAGGACACATTTATCTAATGCCAGTCGGCGGTGTGGAAAGTGTCTATGCTATGAATAATAAAAACGTAGCAATACTCGCTATGAAAAACGGACTGCGTTATAGTGACCGTTTACAAGTGCCGTTATTTAAAAACGAGTGGGGTACTTAATGTTACAAAAATTATTTAAAAAAATAATGGGTATTGATAAACTAGAACAACAACTTATCGATACCAAAACAGCAATAGACGAAGCTACAAAACTAGCTGATCAGAAAGCTGATGAAATTACTCTAGCCGAAAAGAAAGCAAACCTTGCTCTAGAGCAAGAAGAATCGGCCAAGTTGGCACCGAAAGATCGGGCTACTAGGCTCAAAGAACCATGGGTAGGTGTGTTAAATACACACATAAACAAAGACAATATTAGAAATGGCTTTTTTGAGCTTGACTGGAACGACCAGTTTGTGTTAAAATTAAAGCAAGAGGGATATGGTTTCGACGGTGATAAAGACGAAGAAATTGTAGATCGTTGGTTCCGTGAACTATGTGCTAATGTAGTAGTTGACGGAGATTTTGGCGGCGCTGTAAACACTGGCGTTATTGATATTAATGATGTTCGAAAAAAGAATCTATGACATATATTTTAGTTGATACTGCAAACACTTTCTTTCGTGCAAGACACGTTATCAACGGTGACGCTGATATCAAACTAGGTATGGCCTTTCATATTACTCTTAACAGTATTAAAAAGGCTTGGCAAGACTTTGGTGGGACTCACGTGGTATTCTGCCTCGAAGGTCGTAGCTGGCGTAAAGATCATTACAAGCCTTACAAAGCACAAAGAGCTGCTAGTCGTGCCGCTCACACAGAGCGTGAAGCAGAAGAAGAAAAAGTCTTTTGGGAAGCATTTGATACATTCAAAGAGTTTGTAACAGAAAAAACAAATTGCACAGTTCTACAACATTCACGCCTAGAAGCAGATGATTTAATTGCTGGTTGGATACAGAGTCATCCGAACGACGACCATGTTATTATTTCGACCGATACAGACTTTGTACAACTCATTGCACCTAATGTACGCCAATTCAATGGTGTTATGGAAACTACTATTACACACGAAGGTATTTTTGATGCAAAAGGTAAAAGAGTCATTGATAAAAAAACTCAAGAGCCAAAAGCCATCCCGGACCCCCAGTGGCTACTCTTTGAGAAGTGTATGCGAGGCGATACCTCAGACAATGTGTTCTCTGCATATCCGGGAGTTCGCGAAAAAGGCACAAAGAATAAGGTTGGTCTCCGTGAAGCCTACGGTGATAGAGACTCAAAAGGCTACTCGTGGAATAATCTCATGTTGCAACGTTGGACCGACCACGAAGGTAAAGAACATCGTGTACTAGATGATTATGAACGCAATCGTATTTTAATCGATCTCTCTGCACAGCCCGAAGAAATTAAAAATATTATTACAGAAACTATTTCAATAGCAACAACCGCTAATAAAAATATTAGTCAGGTCGGTATTAGACTAATGAAATTTTGTCATCTATACGATCTTAAAAAGATTTCAGAGCAAGCTCAGGCCTATGCTGAGCCGCTTAATGCAAGATACACAAATGCTATTTAAAGCCAGGAAAATAAAATGACCGATATACAAGCAAAGCCAATTATTAAAGATAAATTTTGGATTGTAGAAAAAGACGGAGAAAAATTTGCTACTCTAAGAAAGAACGAAGATAATCGATTTGTTATGAGTAATGAGTTAGGTGTTAAGATATACGACACTAAAGAAAGTCTTACTAGACAATTTGGTAAAAATTTCTTTATTGCTAAGATTCTTAAAGAAGCAAACGATGCATTGCCTAACGAAGTTCACGGTTATACTACTAGCGCGGCGCCACATAATGCAATGTTCGACATTAAACGCAAATTACCGTTGTTCACAAAAAGCAGTGACTCAAAAAGTTTGTATTGTGCAGGATACTATGTAATTAAATTTGACAAAGGCTGGGTAAAAAGTTTCTGTCCTAAACTTATTACACTACAAAGATACGAATACCAAGGTCCTTTTAAATCTGAACTTGAAATGAAACAAGTATTAGCAAATGTCTCAAAATAATATTCCAAATACTCTACCCGGAGTTGAAAGACTTATCCAACGAATTGCTGTTGCAGAAAGAAGTCAACAAAAAGACATACGAATGAGTATTCAAGAAGCAAGAGAGCTTACACAAGAATTAGCTGTAATGACCTCTAAATTGGGCAAAACTGTACAAGAAATGCACTCTATGCTAGTAGAAATACGTGAATCTACCACTAACATCAATGTTAAATTTGATGGGGGCAATTTTAGTTAGGCATAAATATATACGTGCTTTATTATAACACGTATAGATATGAGTAGACCAAAACCTAAAGTTATTCTTGAATACACTAACAAGGAAACCTACAAAGTTGAGCAAATTCTCGACAGTGATGCCATTTGGGCTGTGTTTTACAAAGACCAACCTTTTAACTTAAAAAGTGGCAGTATGGTGTCTAGTTATCCTGGTCCTAAGTATAAGAAGGTTAGCTTTAGTAATCCGGGACACGCTCGAAACCTAGCAAAGAAATTAAACAAACTGTTTAAGACTACAGACTTTGCAGTATATAAACTAAACACTGGTGAAAGAGTAGAGTAAATGGATCTAAAGGATACCTATACTTCGGTATTCCTAAAAGCTGCTGGGCAGACACCCAGCGAGAATACCATAAAAAAATTTCGCAATGTTTGGTGGCAAAATGTTAGAGGAAAAGATTCTGGTGGTTTACGATTAACCGATCAAGCTCTAGAATTTGTTGAAGAGCATTCTCAGATCAAAACTTATAAAGTCGAAATCCCCAAAGAAATTTCTATAACTCCACAAATATTAGTTTGGTTAGATCAATTTATCGAGTCGCCGTATCATTTAACTAAAAAACATATCATTGTTCTTAAAGAAAAATCTGCATTTGAATTATATCTGTTTCACGGAGATGTTCGGAAGATGGGTTATGCCAAAGCAATGTCTAGAAGATTAAGCCAAGAATCCTGAACAATTAATTTGTTATCTATAAATATTTTCACCATGATCGAGTACAATCCTTTAGACATTTTAAAAAAGAGATCTCTGCAAACAATGCCTCCGCATTTTGGAAAAATTAAAATTGCAGATGTTTCTTTTGTAGAAGATGAGATCGAAGGCTGGATTCGAACAAAATTAAAAGGTCGATATGCTATTGTTAAACTTCCTACTATAGGAAGCGATAGTAAATTAAAATCTTCAATATTTGCAGGATTTGAAGATCAAAAAGAACTAACATATTTTATGTTAGCCTGTCCATATTTAAGGAGAAACTAATGGAACAAGAAGTTACAAACGCCGCAGCCGAACAAGAGCAATCTCAGCAACCTACAGCTACACCATCGGCTGATTTAAATCTCAGCGATTTGTCATCACTGCGTAGTATTTTAGAAGTTGCTAGCAGTCGAGGTGCATTTAAAGCAGCAGAA